TAACTTTGAAGCAGAAACGTATGTCAGAATGAAGCCAGGGGAGTCCTGGAACGACATCGGCGGTTACCTATATCTTGACAGCACAACAGTTGCTGGAAACGACATTAAGGCAATTTACGGAATCTTTAAGTCAGTAGACTCATACTCAGAAGATCAGATCCTCATAAAAATAAGAAACAAGTCTTCTGGTGAATATTTCTCAATAGTCACTAATGAGGAAAATGTTTTATATAAGTTTTACAATGGACAGACAGTATCAACACTAAAGACAGTTGCAGTCGCTACCGTGGGAGAAATGTTTCTTGCTGGAATAAACATAGAAGATGTGTCTTCATATTTTGGAGGAGAACTTATAGAGTTTTTCTCTACCATAGCCAATTGCGAAATTTTTATCGCAGGAGATAACGCATTTGAAAATACGTATTTTGGAAACATCTACACATTTGCTATTTGTAATACAAGAAATGCAAAACCAATATCGTCTCTATTTGGAAGTGACGGAGTAATCCTAGACAGGGACTCTTTGTCGAATGCAGTGTACGATGCAGGAGATTCATATTTTGGAAACGATATTGGGCACTGGGCTCTTATACTAAATGGTGGAAACCCATATTCTGTAATGTCGGACATATTCTATACATATGTTGCTACATACAGAGTTATGCCAAAAACATTCTTTGGAAACTTTGTGCTCGACGTAGCAAGCCACTCGTTCTGGGAAGACTATGTTCCACTATCTCACTTTGCAAAGTATGTAAAGGATGCATCAGGAAATGATTACTACGACCTAGACTTTATTCAATTGAACATTGGCTATCCTGCACCAGGAAAGTTTGTAGCACAAAAAACAGACACAGACTCATGGACATATGCAGAACTCCAGCAAGAATATGGAACGCCAACCCAATACACATATGCAGAACTAGACAATGAACTTTTTAGCGGATACGTATCGTACGAAGATCTAAAAAACAGAACAAAGACTCAGCAAATATACGACACATCTAAATACTCTGCAAAGACATATGTAACATTTCAGTACATACAGAGCGGTGCAAATTCTCCAATAGAGAGTTACACAAATACGGAGAGTGTGAGCAGCAATAACCTGGTAAAGGCTGGAGACGAATGGGTAAACACCAAGTACGAGGTAATCGACGGCACAGTAATCTACCCACCAAAGTCCATCAAGTTTTCTGACCTAGCCATAGTTATTCACGTTGAAATAATATCGAATGGATCATTCACACAGCCAGTAGTCATTAGATCAATAGACCTAGCATCGCAGGCACTAGACTCAAAGACCCCAACTGAAATTGGCACCAAGTTTGGAGTACCAATCTACCCATACACAAAGAGTGGAGTTTACTTTAATTATAAAAATGTAAATCCATTCAAAATATACAAGAGAGGTGCCCCATATCTTTTCCTGAGCAGAAACTCTGGAATCGAATTGGTTGGAGACCAAGAGCCTTTGGTAAACAGAGGCATATCAGTACCACTAAACTCAAAACTATCAAACAGGTTTGATGTGGCTGCCCTGCAGGTTCTTCTGAAATACGGAAAAGACTTCTTCCCATATTCTTCAACACCAATCTTTGAGATTCAGGCAAAAGACTCCTACATTAAGTTTTACTTGGTTGCCACACATCCAAATGGTCAAAGAGCAAAGATCTATGCAATTAACTCTAGGACAGGAAAAGAAGAAAACGGAATAGCATTTTATGTCAACGGTAAACTTGTTAAGAGCCCAACCCTATCAATTAGAGAGTGGACAATGATTGGAATCTCGTTTACCCCAAAACTTAATCTAAATAGTTACTCTGGTGCCTTTAGAATTAATGGTCCAATCATGGTTAATCACGTATCATACTATCAGTCAACAGGTCTACAGGAGAAGGTCCTTACTACATTTAGAGTTTGGGATAGAGTTAAGGAAACAATCTCAAACGAAGACCTGGACTGGGACTTCTGGAGAGGCGACGGAGTAAGCCTAAATACCTATGCATGGAATAACGTGTTGGTAATTGGTCAGGTGAGCAACCTAGGAATAAGCCTTCCAGAAATCTTCAAGGCTTACGTAGGAACAAACAAACTAATCTTTGAGGACGACTCTGGAGTTAGGTTGTCTGGATACAGATTTAGGACATATAGAAGGGTGACTCCAGTCACGTTTACTAAGAAACCTTCATAATATGGTATACTAGTGGTTATGAACTCATTTGATGATCACCTTTTAAGTAAAGTCCAAAAACCAAGATTGCAGGTTATTGAAGAGCAATTCTCCCTGTTTGGCACGTATGTATGGATGAAAACAAACGGAAAGCCATTTACAGATGGTCACGGAAACGCCCTATCTATTGAGGGCATGAAAGACGACAAGGCTAAAATCAAGGAACTTGCAGAGGCTGCTAAGTATTGGGGAGAGCCAGAAGGTCGTGCAGTGTTTTATCCAAACATGCGTAAGATCTCAGACGAGGAACACTCTGAGCAGGTAGACAGAATGAGCCAGGGACTTATCCCTAGCATGAATGACCTTGGTGCAGTTATTGCAGCCAAGAAGACACTAGAACTTTATGGAGATGCTGAATAATGGAAGAATACTTTATTAGAGACATTGGCGTAGATGAACTTCGCCAAGACCAGGATGCATTCAAGGCACAGGATCCTTTTAACAAGTCTTGGGAAGAACTAAAGAATTTATCTGGCATTGAAAAGAACTTTAAGCGTAGAACCGACAGGCTTGAAAAGGCTAACAATGGACCGCTAGTAGAAACAACCCTACAGTACAATAACGTAGACGTTAACAACATTGGGTATCAGGACAGTGCTCTAGCAATTAATAGCGGTATCAATGGTGCATACTCTAAGGAGATTAACCCTGGCAAGGTATACCGAAACGGATACGGTCTGTTTGACGTTATCACCCCACCTTGGAACCTATACGAACTTGCAAACTATTACGACACATCTTTTGCCAACCACGCAGCAATTGATGCTAAGGTGGAGAACATTGTCGGACTTGGATACGACCTACAGGCTACCAAGCGAGTCTTGATGGCTCTTGAGGCTTCTGACAACGCCTCTGCAGTTGACAAGGCTCGTAAGCGTGTCGAACGTGCCAAGGTAGAGGTTAATGAATGGTTTGAGTCGCTCAACAATGAAGAGTCAATGACAGCAACCTTTATGAAGGTTTGGACAGACTACGAATCAACTGGAAACGGATACCTTGAGATTGGTAGAACCGTTACTGGAGAAATTGGTTACGTTGGACACATTCCTGCAACCACCATGAGAGCACGTCGTCTACGAGATGGATACATTCAGATCATTGGAAACAAGGTTGTTTACTTCCGTAACTTTGGTGCAAAGAACGTAAACCCAATCACAAATGATCCACGTCCAAACGAGATTATTCACATCAAGCAGTACTCTCCACTAAACTCATTCTATGGTGTTCCAGACATTCTGTCTGCAGTTGGTGCACTTCAGGGTGACGCATTGGCATCACAGTACAACATTGACTACTTTACAAACAAGGGTGTCCCTCGTTATATCGTAACACTTAAGGGTGCAAAACTATCTGAAGAGGCAGAAGACAAGATGTTTAGATTCCTCCAGACAAGCCTAAAGGGTCAGAATCACAGAACTCTGTACATTCCACTACCAGGAGACTCAGACACCAACAAGGTTGAGTTTAAGATGGAAGCAGTTGAAAGCGGTACCCAAGAGGCATCGTTCAATGAATACCGTATCCGCAATCGTGACGACATTCTTGTTGCCCACCAGGTTCCGCTATCCAAGATTGGTGGTGGAGATTCAGCAGCGATTGCTGCAGCCCTAGCACAGGATCGCACATTCAAGGAGCAGGTTGCAAGACCTGCACAGCGTAATCTTGAGAAGGTAATTAACAAGATCATCAAAGAGAAAACCGATATGGTTGAACTCAAGTTTAACGAACTGACCCTTACAGACGAAATCGCACAATCACAGATTATTGAGCGTTATGTTCGTAATCAGGTTATGACTAGAAATGAAGCACGTGAGACTTTGGGTCTACCGCAAATGGAAGAGGCAGATGACTTTCTTGAACTGAACGCTCGTCAGTCAGCAGATGCTACAGCAAACACCCAACAGACTCGTCAAAGAGATGCAGAGAGAAGTTCAAACTCTTCGGATAATACAGCCACCGTTGCTGGACGTAATCCAAAGGGCGAGGGACGCTCTGTTCAATAATGTGTTATAATTTAGTAATAAAGTTTAAAAAGGGCTCTATAATTAAGATACTATGACTATTTCAAAAGCACATTGGGACACAGAGGGCGAAAACGTTCGACTCTCTATGCCATTCAGCAAGGTAGATCAGGAACGTCGAATCGTTTCTGGATTTGCTACACTCGATAAC